TTGATGGGGGCGATTCAGGTTCGACAGGATTCAGTAAGGTCGTAAGGAGACCAAAGGCGAAACGTAGATGCAAACGATAATGATGCATCATTTGGAGCTTATGCACTAGCTGCATGATCCATTGGGGTTCGCAAGTTGTCCCTAGAAACAGAAACAACTTGCCTTTTCAATTCTGCTAGGTTATAATACTAATAATGGTTCCGTAGCTCAGCTGGATAGAGCAGGGGATTTCTACTCCCAAGGTCGAGGGTTCGAATCCTTCCGGGACCGCCATTCTAACTGGAGTATATTATGGCACGTCATTATGGTCATGAAGATTATGGTATTGGCTATTATCTTACGCTAATCGCAATCTGGCTCGTTTTTGCCGTAGGTTGGGTGATGAACATTATCTCAATCTGGAACACAATGGATAATCCAATTACAGCTAAGTTCATTCTTCGCTGTATTGGTGTTTTCGTTGGCCCTATTGGCGCTATTCTTGGGTATCTTTCATGATAAACGATAGAGTTGCTAACATAGCAGGAGTTATACTTATGGTTGTTGGAGTTTTATTGGTTCTTGTATCTATGTTCTTCTCTACTCCAGTAAAAGCAGATTACGATATTATTGTTTCGAAACGTCATCAGACTATGACAGTTCTTCAAGATGGAGAGTTAATTGACCAATGGCCTGTCTCTACTGCCCGTAAAGGGTATTATACTCCTACGGGATCGTTTCATCCATATTCTTACCAGCTTATGCACTACAGTAAGAAATACGATAACGCTCCTATGCCAAATTCTATTTTCTTTTCTGGAGGATATGCTATCCATGCTACTCCTCATGTTGGTGCTCTTGGGCGTCCTGCTTCTCACGGCTGCGTTCGTCTATCTCCCACTAATTCTGCTACTCTCTATAAAATGACCAAAGGTGAATATACGACGATCACAATTAAGGACTAACTCTATGGACACAATCAAAGAGAATTATTCGTATTCACATGCCAGCACTATACTCTGGTCTCTGCAGCAGGAACTGAATAGACATAAGGCTCGAAGATTTAATGATAACCATGTAGAAGAGTACCTTACTCGTCGGATCGCCGAACTGAAGGAACACGAAAAACAATGCTTAAAAATTCAGGCTTCGTAGAGGAAGTAGAAAAGCTCTGTCGAGAAAAGAACATCGAATATATCGACGCCGTGGTTTTCTGGTGCGAAAAGAACAATCTGGAGATCGAGACGGCTGCATACTGGATTAAAAAGGATCCAGCTATGAGAGCTAAAATCCAGGCAGAAGCCGAGAATTTGAATATTCTTAAGCGTGGAGCACGCCTTCCGATATAAATACAGGGTTAAACCATTGTTGGAGGCTAATATGCACATTAAAACAATTGGTAAACCCTCGCATATATCTCTGCCTATGGTGAAAAAAGCGGCGAATTTCTACGGAAAATATCTTATTGGAGGGGGTAAACTTTTTAATAATATAAAGTTGACACTTCAGTTCGAAAAAATGGATTCAGCCGAGGGCGATTACGCCTATTGCGACTGGACTGATGACCATCATCATACCAGAGAATTCGTAATAGGTATTGACAGAGCTCTTAATAAAAAAGAGACTTTGCTCGCCCTAGCCCATGAAATGGTCCACCTCAAGCAATACGCCAAAGGTGAAATGAAAGACATTTGGCGACCAACCAGAATGGTCAAGTGGCAAGGCGAGAGATATCTNCACGAACAAATGGATTATTGGGAACAGCCTTGGGAGATCGAGGCTTATGGACGTGAAAAAGGACTTTATTTCAAGTTCTTAAATTATTTAAGAGATGGTGAGCCAGAGTTAAAATGTCAGCCTTCGAAGCGTATCAAAATTATGTCGCCCTCAAAAACCACTTTACCAAAAGCGACTACGACTACATTAAATACAACGGCAAAACCGGATTAAAACCAGCTTCATTTGCCAAACGTAAAGATAAGGTGTTTTTTGAAAAACTTGCTAAGAATGAAAATGTATGCGAGTTTCTTGTTGCTAATTTTAGTGTTAATCCAAAATTATGGATACGTGATCTCGCTTATTCCGAAGTAGCCCAAGAAACGTATCTTCAATGGAAGAAGCGTAATCAGTCTCTATCGTATGTTTTCAAACAAGAGACTAACAAACATCTCTGCAAGCCTTTCAATTACAATTTTGTATGTAAGCCAAACGAACATCCAATTCTATTGAAGCTGTATCTTAGAAATGCATTGTGTTTAGAAACATTTTGTATATTGTTGGAGTTAACAGAAGCCCTTCCATATTTCGATAAGAAAATGGAATACGATCTTATCTGGGACGAAATTTCTCTGAAGGTTAAAAAGTATACTCCTTTCATAAAATATGATAAAGACAAGTTCCGAAAAATCATCTTAGAATTTTACGACGAATAAATAATGTTTTATGATGTTTTTCTTGTGGGATACTTAAAACACATCTTATAGGAGAAAAAGATGACTAAAGAAGATCTAATCGACTCAATGGAATTGATTGTTAAAGCTAACAAACCCAAACTAGCGGCTGAATTGATTTGGGTTCTTTGGATGGATCACAATAATTACAGAATCATTAAAGATAAAGTAGTTCACGTAGATACAGACAAAGAAATTTCAGTTTAATATACAGGGACTTCGGTCCCTGTTTCTTTGGAATGTATAATGTTTTATAAAATCAATAAATTTAAAGAACACAAATTAGTTAAAGATAAAGTTCTTGATCTTATTAAGAGTAGTGTTGGTGAATCTAGTGGCGATATTACCAGAACAGATTGGTATGTAGGTAAAGGAATCCAGAAAGAATATTTTCGGTTTCTTTTGCCTTATATTGGCCCATATATCGAGGATGTCGTCAGAGAACTAGGGCATAAAGAGTGTCAAATAGAAACGTATTGGTTTCAACAATACGAACATAATAGCGAGCATCCTTGGCATACACATCCTCTTTGTGGATGGTCTAATGTATATTATTTGGAATTCCCAGAAGATGGTCCTCCCATCGAAATTAAAATGCCATTCAGCGACGAAATCATTATCCCGAAATTGGAAGAAGGTGATATACTTACCTTCCCATCGAATTTCTTTCATAGAAGTCCAATCAATAATTCTATGAAAAGAAAGACTGTAGTAACTTACGATTTGACAAACCTAAAATAGAACTTGACAAAAATAAGCTATTGCAGTAAACTAAATATATTGGGCGTTATACGTAGCCCATACAATTGTTATACATCGTAATACGGAGAAATATACATGGTAGATTTTAAGTCCCTCAAAGCCGCTTCAGGCAAGAAATCCCTCGAATCACTAACAGCCGAACTCAATAAGCTATCTGGCGGAGAAGGTAAGTCTTCAGACGATCGTTTCTGGTCGCCAACAGTCGATAAGGCTGGTAATGGTTATGCTGTTATTCGTTTCCTTCCTCCGCCAGAGAACGAAGATGTTCCGTTCGTTCGTATGTTTGACCATGGTTTCCAGGGTCCAGGTGGCTGGTATATCGAGAACTCACTAACAACTCTCGGTAAGAACGACCCAGTTTCAGAGTATAACTCAAAGCTGTGGAATTCTGGTATCGAAGCTAACAAGGAAATTGTTCGTAAGCAGAAGCGCCGTTTGCATTTTATCTCAAACATTTATGTTGTTAGCGATTCAGGTAATCCTGCAAACGAAGGTAAGGTTTTCCTATTCAAGTATGGTAAGAAGATCTTTGATCGTCTAAAGGAAGCAATGGAACCACAGTTTGCTGATGAAGAAGCAGTAAACCCATTCGATCTTTGGGCTGGCGCCAACTTCAAGCTAAAGATTCGTAATCTTGAAGGATATCGTAATTACGATAAGTCTGAGTTTGAAAAGGCAGCGCCACTACTTGATGACGACAAAGAACTCGAGAAGGTTTGGAAGTCAGAGCATTCCCTACAGGAATTCCTTGCTCCATCTAACTTCAAGACCTATGAAGAGCTATCTGCTCGTCTAGCAAAGGTTCTTGCAGAGGATTCTGCTCCAGCCAAGCGTGCTCGTGCAGAGGAAGAGGCTCCATGGCAGGAAGAGGAAGCTGCTCCAGTTGCCAAGGCAAAGACTGCTCCAAAGTTTGAATCTTCCGATGAAGATGATGACGAGTCGTTGGAATTCTTTAAGAATCTAGCAAAGTAAAGAAAGGGAGCTTCGGCTCCCTTTTTTCGTTAGAAGTGCATATTCTGTTTTATCTTTTTAGTCTCTTCCCAATTCCAACCACCAATTAATGCAGCCCAATCAGGCCATCCAGTGTCAGCAGCATTATTGTAATCGAAACTAGAAGGTGTACCACTAGAATTTTGGTTTGATATAATATCAGTAGTTTGTTTTTTGGTTTGTTCTGCGAACGCAACCATTTTTTGTTTTTGTTCGTAATCTTCTATTTCATCATTAATTCTTGATTGTTCAATAGTCTGAGATGGTGTTACTGCTGGGGTTGGTACCATACTGGCAGTAGGAGATGGCGCTGGCGGAACAGCTTGAGATTTTAAGTTCTCAATAAAACTTTGCATGTTTACTGGCGCACCCATCATTCCATGTGCAGGTATACCCATTTGTAAACTCTCAAGACTTGGACCAACAGGCGCTGAAGATTCTTCAGCCCCGATTCCTGTAACACCACCACCAAGTTTATTGATGTTTTCTTGAATAGCAGCGAGTCTCTGATCATACGATCCACCGCCCATTCCTGGAGTCACAGCAGAT